GCTTCATGTCGGTTATAGGAGTTTTTGCTAAGTCACTGGATGCTTTTTTAATACGCTCTTGGTTAAGTTCAATCTCCGCTTCAGTAAAATGTCTTGACAGCGCCTTAGTTATTTCATGCGGCGTATTTGCTTTACATAACTGAACAAACTCAGGCAATGTAGGCGGGAATTTCAAATTATCAGCGCAATAATCAACAGCTTTAAAAACCACCTTTGATGACATACATGTAAGCCTTGACTGCCATTCCGACTTAACAGAATCGATTGGCACGTCAGCCCACATATCAAGCCAATGCTTGCCGTAGAAGCTAGCCATGCGAAGAAATAAGCGGTCTATAGGGTTCAATTGTTGTGTAGTCTGATACATCGTAGATTGGTCTTGTGTTGTCGTTTCCATTTTCTAAATCTCCAAACATGGCCTTAGCCGTTGCGGTACGTTTATCGTGGATTGATTGGTTTTTAGGTGGGGCGTTAGGCATTGCGCCTTGGTGTAGGGTTAGTTTTGCAGCATCAGACCTTCGGCCTTTCACTACAGCAACGATGTAATTAAAATCAGTTTTACCGTTCTTTGATTTTTGTTCTTGCATTGCATCAACAAACTCTTGAGGCGTTGCGCCTGCATCAACAAGTGCTATGAATGTTGGGTTTGAAGCGTTTAGAGTTTGCATACCGACTGCGACCAATGCTTTTGCTACTTCGCCGTATCGAGTTGGAATGGCGGGTAATGTTTTTTGCGTAGTTTCTTCGCTATTACAATCCCCTCCCTCTGGTTCTTGGTTAATGGTTAATGGTTCTTGGTTCTGTTTAGTTGCCCTTGTGTTGAACACGTGTTTAACACATGTTGCTTTTTGTTTAGCTCTCTTTTCAGCACTTGCTTTACCTGCCTTACTTTTACTATCCATATATGATTGATATTTAAGGATTTCTTCATTACATCGTTTATTGAAATATCCATCATCTGTAAGCGTAAAGAACTCTGCTAAAACAGTTAATAGCGCGTCTTTTTCATCTTGTGAGTGTGCTAATAGCAATCTATTTAGCTTATTTACATCACTTGTAAGTGGTTTTTCAGTGTCGTAATACAACTCTATTGCATCAGAAAATAACGAGCGTTCAACACGTGTTAAATGTCGTGTTGCATTATTAAAATCACCAATATTTTTTTGATAAAAATGCACGCTATAGCCCCACCTCTTTAATTGTGTGCTTTGCTTTGCAATGGTCATAGTGCAGGTCTAAAAGCCTTATTCCAACGCTAAATTTAGGCTCTTTAACTTCACCCCTTGCTAATCTGTTTAAATGCGCCCAATCGCTGCCTATATCCTTGCCAATGCCTGATAAATTCTTATAGTCATGGCGTAGGTTGTTGGTGATGGTTTGCCAGTTAATCATTTACGCAGCCTCGCCGAATAAATCTTGAGTTTGTTTTTTTAACTCGCCTAAGTTTTTAACGGCTTGATCAAAATAAGACTTTTTAAGCTCTGAACCGATAAACTTGCGCCCCATTCTTACTGCCGTATAACCCTCTGAACCTACGCCAGTGAAAGGACTAAATACCAAGTCATCTTTGGTGGTCCATAAATCCATAGCGCGTTCAATTACATCAAGCTGAAGTGGGCTTATATGCTTAACATCATCATCATCACGAGCATCACGAAAGTTAAGTGTCCTTGATTGGTCAATGTCAAACCAAACTGGACTAGCGTATTGTTGCCATTTTTGAACTGGGAACTCCTCTGCGGTATGTGATATTGGCTTTTCATTTTGTCCATGCTTACGCATTACCACTAAATAATCAGCTAAACCTTGACGGCTCATGCTTGAGTCCTTTTTGATGGTTTTATGTAGCAGTCCAAGTGCTTTAGTGCGCTGCATTGCAACTACTGGGTCTTTCCAAATGCAAACCTCGCTATGATAAATCCATCCTTTTTCTTGAAATAATCTGATTAACTCACCGCGAAAGTCACGAATGCCGATATAGCCATTACTCACTTTGCTAGTTGGTAAATTCATACAATGCACAGCCATTAAACGACCGGGCTTAGTGATACGATACATTTCATCGACTAAGTAACTAAAGTGCTGAATAAAGTCGCCTTTTTTATTATTCCCCATGTCACGGTCTGAATTTGAAAAAGTGAAAAGGCTATCAAATGGTGGGCTGTAAATCGTAAAATCTATACTATCTGATTCAATCTCACGCGCTAAATCAATGCAATCTGCGTTGTGTATTGTCCACATGTCGCCATACGATACATCACGGCTATATTCATCACGTATCATAGTTGCGCCAAATATTTCGTGTTTCATTGATTCACTCATGTGTTTAACCATTTCTGCGCCCATTAGCGCGTTCTGTTCTTCTTTGCGTTTAATATTTGCGACAACCGCGCCTTCACTTTCTGCACTGATAACATGCACATTCACTTCTTTAGTCTGTCCAAAGCGATAGAACCTGCGGATAGCTTGATAGTATTGCTCCCATGAGTCTGATAAGCCCACGAAAGCTGTATTGTGGCAATTCTGAAAGTTCATCCCTGAACCTAGAATTTTTGGCTTGCTGATAAGTACGCGAATTGAACCATATAAGAATTGATTAACTGATTGCTCTTTATGCTCGATACTGTCTGATCCTGACACATCAACAGCACCAACAATAAGCTTGCATAGCTTTTCTGCTTCTTCGTTCCTGTGACACCATATAACCCATTGCTCACTGTCTGCGTTCACAATATCTGCACATTTGCCTACACGGTCATCTATTGATTCTTTGCGCGCTTTATTGCGTTCTAATAGGCCAGTAGCGATATTGGCGAATAGGTCATCTGTTGCTTCACTTTCCACTACATGGTCAAACATATTTAAGTTAGGCAAGATGTAAGTGCTCCCATCAAAACCTAAATCCTGCGGACTGCGAATAACACAAGCCCATGTTGCCAACCATTCCCAGAACTTAACCCGTGCATGACCTTTTAAAATCCATGTGCCAGTATCACTAGCATCATTGATAAAATACGTTGCCAGCATTTCATTCATGCCCATAATGCCTAAGAACTCGCATTGATTGCCTAGCTCCATAAAGTCATTAGGGCTTGGTGTAGCTGTACAGCTCAATCGATACGGCACTGTTTGGCATGATTGAATAATTGAGTTTCTAGTCTTGCCATCACGGTTTTTAATAATTGAACTTTCATCAAGCACAACCCCTGCAAAGCTAGTCAAATCAAAGTTATCTAACATTTCATAATTTGATATATTGATGCCGTCTTTAACTCCACCATCATCACGACAATAGTTAATCTCAATGCCAAACTTTGCGCCTTCTTTAACCGTTTGCTGTGCTACGCATAAAGGCGCAAATATAATTACATTCTGATTAGTGTTTTTATAAACTTCATGCGCCCAGCTTGTTTGCATCAAAGTTTTACCAAGTCCAGTATCAGCAAATATTGCAGCACGACCACGCTTTAACGCCCACTTAACAATCACACGCTGAAAGTCAAACAAGTTGATATTTAACTCGTTAGCATCCACATCAAAGCCACTAATAATCGGTACTACTTTTTTCATTTCTAAAAACTCTGTATAATCCATTTTGTTCATTTAAATACCCTTTCTATTTGAGTGAATCGAAAGCCGCTACTTCAATTAGTGGCTTTCACTTTTTAAGCTATGTTAATATTTTCTATCTCCATAATTCCATCCCCTTACTAAAAATTTGTAATCGCTTGTAACGACTTTTTTTGGCAAAAAAATATAATGCGGTTATGAGCTATATTTTTTATGCGGCTTTTTGTTCTGTGAGTTCACCGTATACCTCGCGGTGTAATTTCTCCAGCCTTTTACCAGTTTCATAAGCAAGGGTTATGTCTTTGCCATTTGCTAGTTCTGAAATGCGAGCCTGTGGCACACAAGCTCGCTTTGCGACTTCAGTTTGTGATAGCCCTGTGCTTAATAAGTTTTTTACATAAATTTTTAACATAAGTGCATTTTATACATATTTGTATTAAGTAGTCAATACATATTTGAATTATCTTTTTTTTATTCAACATTGGATAATATAAAAATGGAATTTAAAGAATGGTTAAAATTAGAGGTAGATAAAAGCGGACTAACGCAACAGCAGATTGCTGATGCTATTGGCGAAACGCAGCCAAGTATATATAGAATATACTGAATTTATACAAAATTGTATTGACAGCTTAATACAAATATGTATAATAAGCACATATCGCAAAACAACGCGATTCACGCAATGCCGAAAATTGGAACGGATGCTTTAGGGCTAACAAGTACGGCGTGATTGGTAAGTTTAATTTTGGAGATAGAAAAATGAGTTTATTGACTGAAAGTTATTTTAAAGATGTGGACTTCGACAGAAGTAAATTTTTAGACTTGTCAGCAAGTGAAAAGTCAGAATCAGACATTGAAGAAGAAATGCAATTTTCGCTGGAGGGTGACATGTATGAACTTGACAGCACAGTAGTCAACCTTGCATCACAAGTTGAACATGCAGCGACTTTGAAAGCGATGCTACTGGCCCAGTGGCGCATCCAGAATGCACGTAACGCAGATGACGAGGCAGATGCATTGAATGACTTCGTTATCTTCGCAAAGAGCTATGCGAATGTGTGCTTAAAAGCTGTGCGTGATTCTGTTGTGAGGGGTTAATCATGAATAACTATATTAGTAAATATTCAAAGTACGACACACACTTTGAACGCACCGACCCGTTTAAATATGCTACATGGGGTGAGCCAAATAAAAAAGAAAATCTACTTATTATCATTTTGTCCGCAGCAGGCTTTTTATTAACTTTATTAAGTTTAGTGTGGTTCGCATGATTTATTTTTTCTATATTGTGTGCCTGATTATTTTTTGCTTAATCGTGCTGGCCATATTTGGTGATTACTTAATCGAGCCGTTGGACGAATTAAACGATGAGGATTTTGGAGTGTAAACATGGGCAACGGTGCTGAATTTTGGCAGATGCAACATCAAGAAGAGCATCAACAATGGCTACAAGAACAAGAATGCTGTGTTTATTGCGGCAAGCCAAAAGCAAGGAAATCGCAATGTTGCGGTGAGGTACATTTTGAAAGTGAAGAGGTAAAAAATGAGCGTGTTTAAAACATTAAGTGAAATCAACGTGAATGATCACGTTGATCAAAAAGGCAGGTTTAAGTATTTATCTTGGACAAGGGCGGTTGCTGAGTTACGCAAAGTAAGCCCAACGGCAACATGGGAAGTAATAAAATTTAAC